TGTTCGTATTGAATTGTTTTATGATGCTATCTTCTTCGATCCGAAAATGGACACTACACAGGATTGAAAGGACTATTTATTCGTCCCCAATAAACACTACGTTCCATCTGTCTTTTGACATCTTCTCGTAGTCTGGCTCGAAATTTGCAAACACGCACACGTGCATTGCTGGCAGAATTAACCGAGCACCTTCATACTTCCCTGAGTACACTATCCCGTTCTTGATTCTCTCCATCAGACCATAAGCTACATATTGCTCAGCTGTTCTAGGGATATCATATATCAGGATCTTCGGGTTCTTTTTTTCATCCTCTCGATACTTAACGATCTGGTGGAGCACGTCTGCTGACTTGCCTTGACAGATAATTGCGTCCTCGGTGATACAGAGGTATCCTGCGAGGAAACTCTTGCCAACGTTTCCTGTTGGCTCCCAGTACCAGTTGATGACCCGGAAATCTGAGGTACACAAGTACTATTAGGTACGAAATCTCGAGAGAGTCAGTTAATCTGAGTCATTCACTCGAGGACTAGGGGAGGTCTTAGTGTTACCGACCTCCCCGTACTATCGGTACTATCTTACCTCGCTCGGTTCCCATAAGATCCAGGACCTCCTGCTGCCAGGGGCGCCATACACACCCGTTGTACCTGGCTTTATGCGCCAGAAGCCCCTCTTCCTCGGGTGTGGGGGGGATGTTGGAGACCCAGTTTCCCTCCTTCTTGCAGTAGACGACGGAATGTGCCCACGAGCGGCACGGCTCGAGGTGGGCCCTCGGAAAGATTCGCTTAAGGGCTGTGAGCCGCTGGCGTTTCTTAAGACGAAAGACCCCTTGTAGATGGGGCGTTTTCTCATCTTCGCCAACTTCTCGGCCAAAGCAATACTCCCCAAGGCGTTCGAGCGTCTCAGCGTATTCTTTAGCTTCTGCTTCGGAATAATTGTTGAGAGTAAAGCACCAGAGACTTCTGGCACCTTGCTGTCGCCCGCGCACACCACCTCGCTGTCCTCTAGGCATGGTCCGCACTCTCCGCACCTCCGAGCGTAGCCTTGAGCCACGAGTGCGATGTGTTTCGACTTCCAGTCGGACATGTTTTGAATCTTTGTCATCGCAGACAACTTGACTTTGTCGACAAAACTTGACGAACCTTGTTGTGGGTTTGCTAAAAATAGATTAATTGCGCTGTATCGCAATTCATCAGTAATCCTGAGTCTCTAAAATTAATTACCTTAGTCTCTAGCTATTTATCACCTTAGCACGACCGGAACTCTGACTCCATGTTTGTTGCTTTAGGGTTAATTGGGTTGGTGCGCGCAGCGCGTAACCGTTGGATAACGTTGTGGTTTCTTCGCGGGCAACGCCATTCATCCAAATGGCCTACTTTCGACGTCGACGTGGTCGCTATGGTCGTCGTTCTCGTTATCGTCGTCCTTTCCGTTCTCGGCGTGTCACTCGGCGTATGCCGCATCCGTCACGAGTCATGCGAGTGCCTCGCCAGAGAATAAGCACCCAGTATCCTTCCCAAGTTCGTGTGCGTCTGAAGTATATGGACAATCATTCTATTGATCCTGGTGCTGGGGTTGCTACCTCCTACGTGTTCAACCTTGCCTCGTTGTTTGACCCTGACCACAGTGGCACGGGACATCAGCCTCTCAATTTTGACAACTACGCGGCCATGTACAACAACTATTGTGTGCTCACGACTGTGGCCAAAGTGACCTGTTTCAAGACCGGTACCTCATCGACGACCGACGAAACCTTCCTCGCGACGTTGGTGTCTCGTGATCCATCACCATCTTTTGATTCCTTACACGCCTTGAATGAGGCGAAGGGTGTGAAGGTTAAGCTCATGAATCCTGCTAGTGGCACTCATCCCCCCAATACTGTGATTACGAACAAGTGTGATCTGGGCAAGTGGTTGACTGTACCTTGGACCAACTCGGAGCGCTATGCTGCTGTGACTGCCACTCCTTCACGCAATGTGTATTGGATTGTTTGGGCTGGGCCTTCCGACTTTGCTTCCAACCCGGCCGCTGTTTCTGTTCGTATTGAATTGTTTTATGATGCTATCTTCTTCGATCCGAAAATGG